TGGAAATAATGTAACAAATATTCATGCACGGAATGTATATAATTCTAATATTGAACATTCAAGGAATACACTTGTCTAACCCCCCACAACTACATTCTCTATTCAAGGAAGAGGTAGATAGGCATATCGCATATCTTACCAAATGGATGCCGACATACGGGCGTAAAAAACCTCTTACGTGGACAATGGCATCTTGGGCATTGAATGTTTCCGAAATGACTGTTAGAAACTATGTAGATCAAGGCAAGTTAAAAGATTTAAAAATCCCAACCATTGCAGAGTTTATTGTGTTGGAGGAGATCAGGGAACTTATCAAGGAGGAGAGTACAGATGAGAAAAACAGACGGCATAAAAATACAGTCACTACCAAAAGAAGAGGTCAGGCTAACCTGTTTGACGCTTGTGGAATCCGTTAACTTGATGCAGGAGAGATCAAGTTATTTTGGCTTCATAAAGCTTGTTTTGCTAAAAATCTCCAATCTTGACAATGTTCAGATAGACAATATGACAATACAGGACGCAATAGCACTTATTGTTTATTATCGTATGTATTTCTGGGATGATGAGATCATTACGGAGTCACCGGCATTATGCCCATCAGACTTTATTGGTGGCTATGATGATGAGATTAAGCGAGATGAACTTTTTATCAGAATTGGAGATTACCGCTTCACGCCATTCATAACAGTCAAAAAAGCGATTGAAGCAGAGCTGTTTTGCCAGTCAAGTGGTGACATCAAAAACCTACGTTTTTACATACTTGGTTCTGGTTGCACAAAGACAATAAAAGACGGCGTTGATACGATCATGTCACTTATGGCTAACAGTAAGGATATTGGGCTACTAAAGCAGTATGACGCACTTATTGGTGAACTATCCAACATTACATTAACATTAACACACGACAGCGGAAAAATATCAATTATTTCCGAGAATGGAGGTGAGCCTATTGCTCTACCGTTTCAAGGCTCATTACTTCTCTCTTTTGGATTATAGTGAATTGGTGTCAATCCTAAGCATTGTTGGCTTTGATGCAATGGAGAGAGATCCAAAATTGATATACGATATTTTCAAAGAACAGTTAAAGCAGAAGGAACAAGATGCCAAAACCAACAAGTAAAGAATCTATCATAATTGCAATGCAGAAGCGATGGCGTAAATCAGATATTCAATCACTCAAAAACAACAATCTTGATGCAATCGCATTTGCTATGCTTTTTTCATATTGCAAATTCAATGAAGAGGTTGTTGTTAAAACAATTATAAGTGTTCTTGGTCGATCAAGAGCATCTGCTAAAAGAAGCGTAAACGGATTTATGCAGAAGTGTGAAAAAATGGGAATTGACATATCTAAAATAGACCATGAAGTTGAGGAGAAAAAAAAGCGTCCTAAAAAAGCGAAAAAAGGGGAGGTTGAAAAAGCAATATCAAAACTTGCTCCTGTTCTTGATCTGTTCAATATTAACAAGAAAAACACACTTGACATAATAAAATCAATAGAAGAAGGAGAGGATTTTAGTCAGGAAGCTATCTTGGCTTCATACAAAGTTTTATATACGCTATTGATGGCTAAAGCAAAGGGCGAAACAGTCACCAAAAAGACAAGTGCATCTTATGAGATCATAGAAGATGATGATGGTACTGTAAGGAAGGTATTAGCCAAAAATTCAGAAGGCAAAAAAAAGGTGTGGGAAGAGACACAATCACACCTGCCGGACGAAAAGGCATTTGCAGGGGCATTGGTTGTTATGGAGGTAATCCAGTCCATTGAAGGTGGAAACTCTGAATATCTAACACAGGAAGAAAAAGAGGAGCGATACGAGGCATATCTAAAACAAGTTGCACAGGAACGAATAGCATACGGCGGTAAAGAGTATATTGATGCAGAACTGGAAGAGGTATAATGCTTGACAATTTTGCTTCACTCAAAAATGCAAAAACTCTTTTGGAGGTGCATGAGTCGCCATATTTTCAGAAGCACTTTGTAGAAAAGTATGTAAATGATCTCCCCCGATTTGCATTTGAAGTATTCGGCAAAAAACTAACATATCAGCAGATAGAGATCATAGAAGCACATGATTGGATTGGTGGGCGTACTGCCGTGCCTTCCGGTCACGGTATCGGTAAAACATTTTTTATTGGATTTATTGCTATTGCACACCTACTACTGTTCCAAAAGTCAATAACAAGAATACAAGCACCGAAGGAAGATCAGGTCACAAAGTTTTCATTCAAGGAAATTAAGTCAACAGCTTATGCACTTGATGAGCCAAAAAAGATAAATGACAGGCTTGTTAAATCGGAATGGGCTTTCCTTCTGAAATTTATTCAGTTTAACACAACATTGATCTATGTCAAGGGATTTAAGGAGAGTTGGTACATAGAACCGGCTACCGCACCGAAAGGAGATCCAACCAACCTTTCAGGTCAGCATAATTGGAGCTATCTACTTTTGCTTGATGAGTGTTCAGGTATTCCAGATACACACATAGACGGCTCTTTGGGTGCATTGTCAGAAAAGTTCAATAGTTGTATAGCATTTTCACAGCATACTCGAACAAGTGGGCGTTTCCATGAATTTGTCACTACAAGCTCAAAAGAGCAGGGCGGTGTTTGGGAGGTAGTAAGAATGAACTCCGAGCAGAGTCCGAGAGTAACCGCCAGTGCTATTAAAGCATGGAGAGCTACTTATACGGAGAATGAATACAATGTTAGGGTTTTAGGGTTGCCCCCACTGTTTGAGGATGGCTTCCTTTTGAACACACTTGAAGCACAACAGGCATACTCAAGGAGAGGCAAGGACTGGATAGACAAATTAAGCTTTGACACGCTTACAATTTCAACCGATGTAGCGTACACCGGTCTGCGAGATAGCAGTGTTGTAAGTGAACTAAGAGTAGCGGTTGTTTCAGACAGTACCGGAAAACTTCAACTCTACTGCATAGTAGATGATATTGATGTGTATCAAGGGAAAAACGCAAAACTACCTACGGAACTTGCAGGAACAGCATTTGATAAACTACTTCAAACACTCGATAATGAAGGCGATTTTATGTTTAAGCGTCTCCCGATAGATGCCACAGCAGGAGGGCATGAAGCATACACGGTACTCGAAGGAAAGGTACTTGAAGCAGGTCTTGGTGATGCACTTGTTCAGCCTATTGTTTGGGGGTCTGGGAGATTGGTAGGGTTCGATAAAAAGAGATTTGCAAATCAAAGAGCCAAAGCAAACATCATGTTGAAAGAGGCGATCACTCAAAACAGATTTTATATTGCAACAAACAAATATAAAACAAGGGTTCTAAATGAGCTATCTCATATTCCATTCACGTTTACAACAGACTTCAAATACAAGATACTAAGTAAGCAGGAAATGGCTAAAAAAGGAATAAGATCACCGGACATTATTGATACCTTCTCACAGCAGTTTTTAGTGCCATACGTCCAAACAAACACGGATTATGATGAGCAGGAAACAGTGAATGAGGATGAGGAAGTAACAGAAGATGAACTTGATGAGATCATGGAGCTTGAAGATGATATTTTAAGTGGCTTAAATGGTCTTGATGAAGATGATGAAGAGTTGGACATAGAAGAAGCACTTGAAAACAGCTTAATTATGTAAAAAAGGTAAAAGATGAAACAACAAACAGAAAAGAAAAGAGTTTTATGTGCATTACAGAACACAAACAGCGTAGATAGATATACATTCTGCATCGTTGATATTGTAAAACATATTGAGACAAACAAAATCATTAAGGCAGTTATACCAAAAGGGCTACTCCGAGAAAGTATTGTTTTTGATGATCTCCGGCATTACATACGAACAGTTTTTACAAACAAAAAGCCGGATTATGTAATTTCTACACAGCAACACTTTATGCAAGGCTCATACTTCTATGATCTGTATAATAGAAAAGATGAGCATGAATTAGCAAAGCTTTATATCGACAATTTCGAGGTACTTGTTAACCGGTGTGGAACATTACAGCAAGTTTCCAATGGGGAAGGATTGTTCTTGACTGATGGAGACAGTCAAAAATCAAAATGGAAATTCGATCATACTTCACTAAGGATGGCTACTTTTGCTTTCATGTTCAGCATTGATCTTGTTTCACGGAACAAAACAAGCAGATTATTAATGAGTTTAAAAGAGGAGTAAAGTATATTTAACAAAATATAGAAAAAATCAAGAATATTATACAAAACACTTGACATAATCCAATATATTTGATATAGTGGCAGTACAAATCAAATATGAAGGATTGAAATGAAGGCAGAAACACTAAGAGAAAAAGAACTTTTCGACACTATGGATAAGCTATATCCGCACAACGAAAGGGGGTTCACTCCTGCATTATTGAGAGATATTGAGGCAATAAGAAATAATGATCAAGGGTCAAGTAGCTTTAATGCAAGTATGATTAAGGCTCGTAACATTGAATATGTATTGGCTATTGAGAAGTATGTAAGAAGTGAGGAGGCGTGAAATTTGTACTTGAAAAGTTGTAGGAGGGGCAAATGACAGACAGAAGAATAGCGGAGCTTGCCGGAAGAAGCCCGCAGGTGATCTCATCCATGAAGAAGAGATACCCAATGCAATATGAACTGCTTAGGATCGGAGCAATCGAGAAAGAGAACTCATCTATTCCTGCAAAAAATTACTCTGAACTTGAAGAAGAAGAACTCCACAGAGAGATCATAAGGCTTGCTGAAAGGATAGATACATACTCCGACAAAATAAGAATTGCCAGTGATTTTCTTGCTGATAGAATAGGAATACAATAGATTAAGGAGATTTGCAATGAGTAACAAAAAACAATTCAAAATTGGTATTGATATTGGGAAGGGAACTGATTTTACGGTCACAACACCGTCCACAAAGCGGTATAACGATTTTGACACATGGTGGAATGAAATCGGTAGCGGGATAAGACCTTTTGAGCAGGAGGACAAAGAAGAGTTCACAAAAAGAGTTGCTTTCTTGGCTTGGAACGAAACAAACACGCACAGCAAGTCCGAATTTATGCGTATTGCTGAACAGGCAAAGAAAAAAGAAGATAGCAATAATTTCAAAACTGTATCACTGGACACCTTTCCAAAACAACCGATAAAAATTGATCCACAAGATGAATTTCTTATGCGTTCACTTGGCAGGTATGAACAAACCATTACTATCAAAGAGGCATACGAAAGATGGGGCATTATTCTTGACAGAGATGAATTTTCACGGAAAGATGGAAGTACACATATTGAGATGCGTAAAACTGCAAATGGCGTATGGCACGCAAAGCCTCACGGATATGATAGCATCAAGGGAATAGACCAAAGATTGATATACAGAGTAATTGTTTAAAGATCACACACTCGAAACAACATCAACGAGCGATTGAAGCATACCGGTAAAATAATCGCTAACCTCAAAGTAAAAACGCTCTCCCTGCATAATATTAATCCAGTTCTCCTTTGACTGAATAACAATATCAACACTAAGCGAATTTCGGCAAGACAAAAATGAAACAGTGGCGGTAAGTCCGGTATCTTCACTATCTCTCATTATGGTTGTCTTGATCGTTGATAATTCCTGCATCACTGATTATATCATTTTTGTTTCATTTTCGATATATTTTATTTCCCAAAATTCTGGAAATAAATAAAATAGCAATCTTTTTGTGTATTCCAAACAAAAACGACACTTGTGTTCTAAAACTTTGGAAGCCTACTACCCTACTTTTACCCTACTTTATTTCAGTATGGTAAAATCAGCTAAAATCAGCTAAAAACAGGCAGGACAAAGTAATGACAATGACGACAGAAGAGATGATGACCTTCAAAAAAAACTATCTTGACAAAATGAGCCAAAAAAGCCAAAAGGTTATACTCACTCCATACGATGTAAGACGTAAAGATGCTTGGGCATTGAAAATATTTGGAAGTTCTGAATATTCTTGGATGTTTGATGTACTTATACCGAACATAGATCACGCAAAAGAGTACGGATATGAAATAGCTGTTTAATCGGTTGTAGGGCATACCGGAAGCCTCCGTATAAAAATATGCCTTATAGCTTTTTAAAAACACCCCCTCCTTTTAGATACCATACAATATGAGCAGTATGAGAGTAAAGCAGGTCAGCCGTGTAGGTAGATCATCAATCAAAACAAAACCGGTATCAAGAAGCAACCCAATTCTAAAACACAGGCTACAGAATACCCAACTTCAAAAACTCGACAAACAAACAGAGACAAAGAGGAAGGCTTTAACCGTTAGGGAAAATGGGAGAGCCATAAAACACTATCTTGAATACTATTCAAAAGGTATCACGGTTAAAAATGCACTTGATAAATCACTAAAGGTTGATATTGAACGTGCCAGAACGCAACTTAGGGCATTTTATATCAAGACACTGCAAAAAGATGTGTTTAAATTCACCGTCAAATCATCTGGGCTATACCCTGAAACACACCATCAAGTAGAGATCATGTGGCAACTCGACAAAGCAAATCTTGACAAACCGATACAAGAGATTTTTGCAAATACACCAATCAAGGCACAATGCTCATGTGGGAGGCATACTTACTGGTACAGATACCTTTGGACTACTGCAAAATCAAGCTTAGGGCTACAGGAACACCGCTTCCCATCTATCCGAAACAAAAACCTTGAAGGTATGTGTTGTAAGCACATGATTAAAGTAATGACCTCCATTCAGTCCGGTGGCTTTCAAGTTACATTTGGAAGATATATTGAAAACAAAAGACTTCAAAAAGGAACAAGACTTAGTGCAAAAGATAAGGTTAGAATTGCAGGTAAGTCATTTGGTGCAGGTAGATAGATCAACTGCTTTAAAATCACCTACAAAAAGAGGTTATAATTTCAATGCACCGGTAACGGTTGCACAGCGTTTCTACTCCTTCATACGTTTTTATGCAGTCCTTTTAAAAAACCTCAAACAATTATTGACTGCATAGAAATACTCCTTGAATTTTACTCTTTTTAAACTGATATACTTTAAATAAAAAGTTGATAGATGTTTCCAAGCGAATTGATAGACTTACACAAATCAAGAGAGAAAGAGATACTTGATAAGTGGATTGAAACCAAAGGCATTGACGTTATTGTGAAGCCGGTCAAGGTTGAGGACAACGGAGCGATCATTACACATGATCTTGATCCATTCAATATTGAGGTAGGCACAGTTGGATATGAAGATGGTTCGATCATGGAATATGATAATGAGTACAAAACAAAGCTCATTATTGTTAATGAACAGTTCCAGTTTCTCAATGTATCTTTTGACATCATGGTTGAGGAATACTTCAATGACAGTGACAGTTCAAACATGAATGAATTGTATTGTTTTATAGAGGGCGAGATAGTTCCAAAATCAAGCATCATCTCTTTTGAGAATTTCGACAATATCAGCATGAGGGTAGAGAGCATTATGAAAAAGAGACCGTTAAGCGACATTTATAGATATAGATTGGTAAGGTGCTAAATATGGCAAAAAACAAATGGTTGAATTTTGGTATTTTTGGTAAAAAAGCAGATACCGAGAATAGTATAGACGAAGGTTCTGCAAATGATGAGAAGGCAATTCAAGACCTAACACATGAACTCATACAGGCATCAGTTCCCAGAAACCTTCTATTTGGTGCTACATCACAAAAAACCTTTGATTCAGTTACAAGGGATGTTGAGTATCTTAAACGACATGAAATGTATAGCGACTCATTTACACGTGAAATGGTAAAAGTGATTATCGCAAGAGCCATAGGTGTTACACATGGCGATATTATGCCATTCCAACTATCAATAAGTAAAAAAGCCGGTGTTAACGACAAGGTGAAAGCCGTACTTAATGATGATCTTGAGCATATAGAGCGAGTTATATCAAAAACACTGTTTCCGGTCATTATGGATAGTCAGTTTTATGGAGACGGATTTACTGCTATTCAGCATGAAGAAGGGGTTGGCGTAACCGGTCTTGTCTATAACTTTTCTACCAAACCGTTCAACATTACGCCATTTGTAACAAATCAGGACAACACAATAGCCTATGAAGTAAGTGCGAACACAAACCTTCTATCAAGCAAACGGAAGTTCTCATCTACCGGAAGGCAGTATGTTTCACCTATGAAAGTTGCAAGAATGAACGCACAATCAAACGGTATCATGGATATTCAGACAGAACACATAATGACAGTTGAGAACATGAACGCATTTAACGACAAAGAGACACCGTATGAGGATTTTGTATATGGTGGTGTTGTTGAGGGGTGTTTGGATAGTTTCCATAACTACAAATGGGCAGTAAACGCCCTCTCAAACATGAGAATTTCAAGTTCAATGATCGAAAGGTTTATCACACACACACTTGATTCAACCAGTGAGTCAGAGCGTAAATTATTAAGAATGGCACTCGAAAACAAGATTAAAGCCGTGAGGGATGCCGTCAAAAAGAGGGTTGACGAAAAAGATCCATCGGTAATGGTGGCGAACCACATCATACCAACCACATCTGAAAATACAAACTCTGTTCAAATTCAAGAAAGCACACCGCAGTTTAACCAACAGATAGACGATATTATGTTTCACATCAAAAGGTATATTGGAGACATTGGTTTCAATATCGAATTAACTCCTTTCAGCGACTCAATGCTTGGAGGTGGAGAGAAGGACGGTTCGGTACAAAATTCCCTTCAAATGGACACACAGGGAGAGCAGATCAGGAAAGCTATAAAGGGTTATATCGAACATATTGCAAAAATACATTTTCTATCCAAATACAACATGGATATTGATACAAACTTTCTAAATATTGACTTCACTTCAACGATCAATAAGGCGAAAATTGATGCAGAGACACAAAGAATGGAGTCAATAAACAACGTACAGCAAATTGGCGGGATTGTAGATCAGTTGAAAGCTTCACAGTATCAAGACACACCTGAAACAAGAATAATGCTTACTGAACTACTGAAAGATACTATCTCAAATACGTCAAAAGACAAAGAGGAAATGCTTGAAGCAATGATAAACCACATTTTAACAAAGCCAGAAGAACCACAGGAAGAGGAGATTTAATATGAAGAACACAATCGAAGATTTAGGAAATGGAACGCATAAAGTATCTATAAGTTTTGATGTCACTGAACACGGTCACAATTTCGGTATGCCACGTAACTATAACCTTGCAAAAGTGCAAAAACTTATCCGGTCAAAAGAAGTCCAGAAGGCTATCAAGGACGGGTATGCAATGACTTTTTACGGACATGGTGCGAGAGATAAAGCACAGGGGTACTTGGCAAATGAACGAAACTATAAAACCGGAGAAGAGCAAGAACCTATCGGGAAGGTTACAAAACTCTCAATCAAAGATAAGATTGTTTCATACGAAGCACTACTTGTAGAAACAGTAGGTAACAAGACAAAAAGCGTTGTCAAGATGATTGAAAACGGGATTGGTGGTTTTTCTTTTGTCTGGGATGTGACTAAGGGTATATTTTACGGAAGCGATTTTGTGCTATCCCCAAATTTCAACGGAAACCGTGTAGTAATGGACTCGATTTGCAGTGATGGATCATGTCAGCTTGATACAGCCATTCACGATGCAGTTGTTGATGCTATCGGAACACACGGTGATCTGTACGATGATGCAAAAGACTTGCTTATTCATCAGGACAATGTATCACAGGCATTGGAGTTCAAAAGCAAGATAAAAGCAATGCAGGACACCATAGCAATACTTGAAGAGAAGATAGATGAGCAGGAGATCACAATAGATAACTGCAATATCACAATCAAGGGGCAGAAAGAAAAAATAGAAGCACTCAAGAAGCAAAACAAAAAGGAAGTTGAAGATGCGGTACTCGACAGCATAGAACCGCTAAATAGCAAGATCAACATTCTCAATGAGAAGGCTGAAAGGCTAAAGGTTTTAAGCGATGCAATAGAAACAGCAGGACTTAAAATCGAAAATGATGAAATTGTTTTGGATAGTGCATCATTTGGAAGTTTGCTATCGGTTGGAAATAGAGATCAATACAGTTTCGATGAAGCAGTGCTTGACAGCATCAGGAAACCTAAAAAAACACGCCGTGACGAGCCAACGGTTGATATGTTCGAGTTTAAATATTAAGGCATACAGTAATGAATTTTGAGTTTGACAGGCAAACCGGTTTTCTGATAACAAAAGCCATACTTGGCATGACATCAAAAGACAACAGCCGTGCAGATAAAAAAGAGCAGAATATTGTCATAAACAACAATATAAAAGCACCTGAAAATGAAGTCAAGAGCAGAAGATCAGCAAAAACATCAATGCCGTTACAAAAAAATCATGGGAAAAATGCAAGTCCAAAACAATACAGTAACTACCAGATACCATACAATGCAATAGAGACGACAGGAACTATTGTAGGTGGGGAACTTTTCAGGGCAGTATCGGAACTTGGTACGGCAATCGCAACACCATTACGCATGATTGGTGGACTAAAGAGTGCAATAGGCAAGTATAGAGACAAAAAGAAGCAGAAGGAAGCAGAAGAGGCATACTTCAATGATCTGGAAGTACAAGACAAGCAGAGTGACACACTCGATGAGATACTAAAAGAGATCAAGAAGGGTGACACATCTTCAAAGGGTGGACTACTAAAAGGGATTGGTAGCCGTCTTGGTGCAGGTATCGGACTGGGTTCGGTCAGTAGCTTTTTGTTCAAAGGAGGCATCAAAGGGCTACTTAAACGGCTTGGAATTGCCGGAATGATCTACAGCGTACTTGACGGCTATGGTGCAGAAATACAAAAAATAGCAGATAGTCAAGGTATTGATGTTGATGAGATGGGAATTTCTGATAAGCTACACGCCATTATAAACGGGGCAGGGCATGGAGTGGTTAAATTCCTTAATTTGCTTGGAGCTGATCTTGATCCATCAAAGATTGATGCTTGGACGCAGGAAGCCAGAAGTGGAATTAAAAATACACTTGCAAACATAGAGGACAACTATCCAACATTCGGGAAGGCACTAAATGGCACACTTGATGCACTTGATGGAGCATTAGGTAAAGCCACAACATACCTTGAAAATGCAATGAAAGTTCTGCTTGATGCAGGACGTAAAAAAACAGACAAAGAGAAAGAGTTTATCAAGGCACAAGACACTGTAAGCACATACGACAGGTATGGAGTTGCAAGTTTCCACACAAAAGAGGAGAGAGATAAAGCCTACAAAAAGATGCAGGAGTTAGCACCAGACTTGCTTAAAGATGAGAAGTTTGTAAAAAACTCTCCATACGCAAAAGTAGCAAAAAAAGCAATAAGCAAGAAATATAACCAAAAGATAGTTGTTAGTGAAAAAAAACGCAAAAGCGAAGAAATCAAACAGCAAATACAAAAAGAGAGAGAAGAGGTGAAGGCTATGGAGGAGCATAAAAAGGGCTACGACAATGGTGATTTTTCCTCTATCGTAAAACGAAAAGCACTTTACTCTTCCAATAAAGCATTTGAGGAGGAGCTTAAAAAGAAAAAAGCACTACTCGCACAACACGAAAAGCTATTGCAGACAACAACGGAGATAGTCAAAGAGGCAGAAGAACAACTTAAAAAGATCAAGGACAATGAGACAGTAAACAGCACCAGAGA